GGAGACCATCTGCTGGCCCCAGCTGATGACCTTGTTCACCGTGTTGACCAGGTGCGTCCAGACTTTTCCGGGAAGCTCCTGCACGATGCTGTTGATCTTGCTGAGCATGTTGCTCATGGCCGTCGAGGCGTTGCTGAGCATCTGCTGACCCCACTGGATCAGCTTGTTCACGGTATTGACCAGGTGCGTCCATACCTTCCCAGGGAGCTGCTGCACAATGCTGTTGATCTTGCTGAGCATGTTGCTCATGGCCTGCTGGGCCTGAGCGATCATATTGCCGCCCCATGTCAGCAGGTTGCTGAGGACCATCTGGAAGATCTCGGCCGCCTTGTCCTTCAGGGTGGCCAGCCCGTCGACGATTGCAGAGACGATCCGGGGAACGGCTTCGCCGAGCTTGGACAGCAGCTCCGGCACGGCAGCGGTGATCTGCCCCCAGAGGTTCTTCGCACATTCGAGGACCTGAGGAGCTGCCGCGACGAGTGCGTCAACGATGGCCACAATGATGTCAGGAATGGCCGCGACGAGCTGGACGATGATGTCGGGGACGGCCTCGACCAGAGCCATCAGGAGGTCGATCCCAGCCGCCAGAATATCGGGGGCGGAGGCGGCCAGTGTGTTCACGATCGAGGTCACGATCTCGGGCAGAGCAGCGACCAGCGACTTGATGACCACGGGCAGCGCGTCGACCAGAGCCATCAGCAGCTCGACCCCAGCCTCCAGGATCTTCGGGATGGAGGAGACCAGGAACTTGACGATCGAGTCGATGATCTTGGGCAGTGCCGCGACCAGAACGGGCAGGGCGTCGAGGATGCCCTGAGCCAGGCCGAGGATCAGCTCCAGCGCGCAGTCGAGGATCGCGGGCAGCTGGTCCAGGAGCGAGGTCACGACGTAGCTGATCAGCTCGACCAGCGCGGGCAGAAGCGACGGCAGCATGGAGCTGATGCCGTTCACGATGCCGATGAAAATTGTGACGAGAGCGTCCAGGAGAGAGCCCAGTCCGTCGCCTTCGATGAAGCCCGTGATCATCTGGACGACTTTGTCAGCCGTTCCGGCGAAGTCGAAGTCCAGGACCGTGTCCTGGAGCTGCTTCAGGACGCTCTGGCCTGCTGAGAGCACGGCCGGAACGATGGCAGCCACCAGACCCGGGATCTGTGCAATAATAGCGCCGCCGAGCGCAGGGAGCGTCTCAGCGAAGCGCGGAATGATCTCGGCGAGGTTCTTGACGATGTTGTCCGCCGCTGTGGCGAAGGCGTCCGCCAGCTGGTCCGCGTCGCCGGATCCGTTCATGAAGTTGTCCCAGGCGGCCTTGGCCGAAGCCATGGAGCCCTCCAGCGTGCTTGCGGCCTCTTTTGCCGTGGTGCCGGTAATCCCCATTTCCTCCTGGACCGCGTGGATCGCCTGGTAGACGTCGTTCAGGTTGTTGATGTCGTACTTGACGCCGGTCAGCTTTTCAGCATCAGCCAGGAGGCGCTCCATCTCGGTTTTGGTGCCACCATAGCCGAGCTTCAGGTTGTCCAGCATCGTGTAATTTTGTTTCGCGAAGCCCTGGTAGGCGTTCTGGATCATGTCCATGGACGTGCCCATCTTGTTCGCGTTGTCAGCCATGTCGATGATGGCCATGTCGGCCACCTTGGCCGCTTCCTCGGTGTTGCCGCCGAGGGACTGGAGCAGAGACGCCGAGAAGCTCGTGACCGTGCTCATGTAGTCATTGGCAGACATGCCCGCCGTTTGGTAGGCCCGATCTGCCGACGCGATGACCGCGTCAGCTGCATCGCCGAAGAGCGTCTCCACGCCTCCGACGTTCTGCTCCAGCTGCCCCACACTGTCGAGAGCTGACTTGCCGAGATTGGCCAGAGCATCGACCGCTCTGGTCATCATCTGGCCGGTGAACACGCCCAGCGCTTGCTGAGCGACGCTCGCAACCTTGCCCATGCCGGACTGTAGGCCGCCAGTGTCCAGGCTTGTATCAAATTTCAGAGTCCCGTCTGATGCCATGACCTTCTCCTCCTGTCAAAAGGACGGCAGGGTTGCCGCCGTTCATGAGTAGAGAGTTCAGGTCACTTTCAAGCTGCTGCCGGTCAGCTGACTGAGGGAGCGCATAGACGCGCTTCAGGTGCTCATAATGCTGCCGTTGCTCCTTGGACGCCTTGGCCGGGATCTTCATCGTGCGGTAGCCGATGATTTTGACCAGCTGGGTCTCTTCAGGGAGCGATCGAAAAAGCGCTCGAAACTGCCACCAGTGGAGGGGATGCCGCGCCAGATCCAGGCCATAGACCTGCATAAACGCGGAATAAATATAGTCGGCGTCGTACTCGTAGGAAAAAGGCGGATCCGTGTCGCTGCTGTCCGTGGCGTCGTCTTCCGTCGTCTCAGCGGGATCCGTGCCGCAGCGATAAAACCAGATCATTCTGCTGATCGCCTCGTCGAGCACGTCGCCATCGAAGACGACGCCCGGGAAGTAGAGATCCAGCGCGGTCCTGAGCTTCTCCAGGTCATCGAGCTGACCGTCTTGCAGGACTTCCTCGAACAGGATCCCCGTGCGGAAGTCCGTGGTGATCGGGACCAGCTGGCCCGCGATCTCGACCTCCTCAGGCAGGCCGTCGATCAGAAGGTTCAGTGTCTTTTACCCTTGCCGTGACCGTGCTGCTGGGAGACGAACTGCGCGGTCTGCACCTGCCGGGTGGCAGCCTGCTGGCGCTGGGTGTAGCGGTTGGTGAAGTCGTTGAGAGTCTTTCTCTCACTGGCAGCCCACTCGCTGACCTTCTCGACGGCCTTCAGGTGCTCCATGACGTTCATCTTGCCGTGGAAGAGCCTGTCGGCCGTTCCGGCGCCGAAAATCTCGTCAAAGCACACATTGACCACCTCACACTGGGCGCGGTAGTTGGCCGCAGCGCTCGGGAAGTTCTCGCGCTTCTTGGCCTGGGCCGTGTCGCGCATTTTGATCATGGACTGCTCAAACTTCTCCATGAAGTCCGCGTCCATCAGATCGCCTTCGAGTCTCACGTCGTTAATAATCAATTCCATTATTCTGTTGTCCTCCTCTGGTCGGTGCTATAAAAAGAGCACCAGCAGGCTGCACCGTTGCGCCTGCTGGTGCCTGGTCGCTCACTGCCCTCGCTGGGCCAGTAGTACGGAGCCAGTGTTTACTTGTTTACTCGCCGGGGGTGACAGGGGCGTCATACTTACCGGCAAAAGTGCCCGGCGTGAACTTCTTGCTCACGGTGTCGAACTTGCCCTGGATAGGATCGCCGACCGCGTGGAGCGTGCCGGAGACGCTGATCTTCTCGCCGCCTGCTCCGGAGTTGTCGCTGACCTCATTGGCAACGACGAACTGGCGGGCAGTGTACTCGGCCGAAGCATCGCTCGGGGAGCCGATCGGGTTGAAAAGCTCCACCCGGACGTATTTCAGCTGGGCGGCGTCGCCGGTGGCGTGATCGCGGCCCATCTTCCAGAGCTTGTAGATGGCCTTCTGAGAAGGGATCAGGCGGGACTCGTAGGAAAACTCGGTCTCGTAGCCGGTGATGTCGGTCGAGGCCGTGACCTCGTTGACATAGGTCTCGCTGTCGGTCTGAGCCCCGGGACTCTCGTCCAGGGTGGTGAAGCCGGTGCCCATGAGCTCATAGGTGCCATCGATCTCGGCGTAGTCCGCGATGGCGTTCCGGAGCAGAGCAGCGCGGCTCTCGTCGAAGAGCTGAAGGTTAAAAAATTTCTTTTTCATGCGCTTATGCCTCCTTGTGATAAATGAGTTCGATCTGTATCTGGTATCTGGCGTTCTGCATCGACTCGTCGAACATGTAGCCAGATGACAAAACAGCGAGCTGCTCTGGGTGCGTCCCCTCTGGGAGCTCCGGAAAGTTGCCCGCCGTGCTCTGGGCTTCCACCCAGGCCGCGAAGTCCTCATAGAAGGAACTGTTCGCGATATTTTGGAGCCGGTCCATCCCGTAATACTCGCGGCTGCCGAAGTTGAACTGATAGCGCCGGTCTGAGCTGCCGTCAATGTAGGTCTCGATCACGGGGTTGAAGATGCCGGTCTCGATGGTGTACTCTTGCGGCTGGTCGCCCAGGGCGTCCACGCGGAACACTCCGTCAGCCAGCAGGGGACAGTCCAGGAAGAAGGCAGTCACGCCCTCAATAATTGACTTGACCATGCTGGCCTCCTTTATTTACTGTTGATCAATCGCAAGAGCGCCGCCCGGTTGGCCGTCTTCATGCGTTCAAACCACATACCGCCGCGCCTCGGGTCGTAGGATCGGGTCTGGCTGGTATTGTAATACTGGGGCCGGGCGTATGGTGCGATGTACTGCACCTCGCCGGAGCCGATGACGGTGCCCAGAGTGCCTGAGCGTTCCAGTGCGCCGGTCCGTTTTGGGACCAGAGGCGCGCAGCGCCGGAGCACTTCGCTGTCGATGATCTCTTGTTTCTTGCTGAGGACGGCGTTCATCTTTGGGGCGCAGCCGTTGTTCCAGATCAGCTGGACTCGGCCGTTCCTTCCCTGAATGATGGCCCCCCTGGGGCTTCTGATCGGCTTAAATGCCATACTACTCACCCCCGATCCGCCAGTGCTTAACCGCTGCCGAGCCTCGGATCGTGTTGTCCGCGTATTCCTTCACGGTGATGACGTCCGTCAGGTTGGCAGCGGCCAGCTGCTTGACAGTGGCCTCGTCGACCGGATCCGCCAGAGAGGTCTCACATGCCAGGACGATGTCGCCCTTCTGAAGCGTCCAGTGTTGCCTGGCTTCCTCTTCTGTCATAGCCTTGAAGGCCTTCTCGCTTGCGTAGGTCCGGTCGCTCTGGGCCTTTGCGTTTATCGAGATCCGGAGCTTGTAGGTCAGACTTTCAGCGTGGGCCCCGTCCGTAGAATGGCCGGAGCTTTTCGACTCGTAGTAGGAGGCGCCGGAGATGCAGGTCGGAAGATAGACCTCACGCCGGTCAGCGCTCAGCCGCTTATTAAAGACCGTGATCGTGACTTGCACATACATGGCAGCACCCCACCTTTCTGCTGAGCCAGCCGGTCGGCAGCAGATAAAGCCGGACCGCCTCGGCGACCTTCTTCCGAAGTGCTGCCTCAGCGGTCTGACCATCCTGGGCTTCTGTCACATAGGTGACAGAGTAGCCGTCATTGCTCTCGCTCTTTACACCAGCGGACCCGCTGGCGCCGTCGTTTTGCTTGCTGTTGTAGACGACCTCTGCCGCAGCGCACACCGCGAGCTTCACGCGGTTGTCCTCTTTGGCGAAGATGTCCCCGTTGATGTAGGTGAGGTAGCTGATGGCCGCCTCAGCCTCCGCCTCGATTTTGGGGAAGTCGTCCTCGGGGATCAGGTTCCCGAAGGTTTTGCTGTAAAAGTCATAGGACACATACATCAGCCCTCACCCCCTTCATCCTTAGCCAGCCGCAGGAGTCAGGACGGCAAACGGGAAGCGCTTGGTCTTGTCCTTCTCCAGGGAGTTGACGGGGTTCGGGATCTCCCAGCCCATACGCATGACGGCACGAAGAGCGACCATGTCGTTCTGCATCAGGTTGTAGGCGATGGAGCCGTCAGTGTTCTGCACGACGCCCTCGGTGAACAGCTTGAAGGTGATGTCCTGGCGGATGCTGTAAACCAGCTGGGAGAAGTCGCCGGAGATCAGGAGCGCCTGGGTCTTGTCGAAGGCACCATTGCGCGGGAAGGTGATGGAAGAGCCGTCCAGGCTGTAGTTGCCCGCGCTCTGCATGGAGCTCAGGAAGAGCGGGCGGTTGTTGTTATCCTTCAGGCCGCGCAGCTTGGCGCGCATAGAGATGTCAGCAGCGTGGCCGCTCACGAAGTAGCCGGACTGCTCCACCTTGGAGATGACGCCGCTCTCACCGAGCAGATCGTTGAACAGATCAGCAGAGAGCGCCACGGAAGCGCCTGCCGTCTTAGCAGAAGGCACGAGGCCCTCACGCCAGTTGGCGGGCTTATCAGTGCCGAACAGGATGGCCGCGTCGATGACCTTGCCGAAAGCCTCCTGAATACGGGGCTTCACCTCGCCCCAGATGTCGTACTCGGAGTCGTCCAGAACGGCCTCAGGGATCGGGACGATGACCGCGATCTCCTCGGCGTAGATGACCTTCTTGTCCCAGGCCTGCTTCGTGGTCTTCTTCGCACCGGTGTCGCCGTTCACGAAGTACGCGATCGGCAGAGAGTCCAGCACAGGGAGCTTGCTCTGGGCGGCGGTCATGTTGGCCAGACGACGGCCCATGGAGAGGACAGCGGACTGCTCGATCGCGCCCTGGATGATCTCATTTGCACGATCCTCGGGGATCAGCGCGTCAGCGCCAGTGCGGTCAATGATCTGGGTGTCGCTGTCAAAAAGCTGAAGATTGAAAAATCTCTTTTTCATAGTGTTTTACCTCCGTAAAATGTTGATGTTAGCGGCGCGCTGCTCGACGGATGGCGTCATTGATGGCAGCATTGGCCCCTTGGCCAGAGCTTCCGCCCTGCCCGGAGCTGTCTGTGCCGGTCCTCACCTTGTAGGTGCTGCCTCCAGTCGTGAAGCGCGGGTTTTCCTTCAGATACTTGGCGACCGCCTTCTCGAAGTCCAGCTTGTCGTCTGCCTGCATGAGGGCGCTGACTTTGAACATGACGTAGTCAATGTCCTCCTCGCGGACGCCCTTGGCGCGGAGCGCGTTGCTGTTCTTCAGGGCCGCCAGCTCGGCGAGCGCGTCGTCGCGCTCTTTTGTGATGCTGTCGACGTTGGGCCTGCTTGCCGCCTGCTGGGCTTTATAGGCCGCGATGGCCTTGGACACTTCGTCCTCACTCATGCCCTGCTGCTTGAAGTAGGACGCGAGGGCGGCCTTTTCGGCGCGCTGTGCCCGGGCGTTCGCGATCTCTTCGGCCTGCTGGAAGCTGTAGGAGCCGCCCCCGCCGTTATGTCCGGCGCTTGATGCCTGGCCGCCGTCACCAGTCCCGGCTGCTCCGCCCTGGCCGCTGCCAGCGCCGCTCTGACCGCCGTCATCGAAGAGCTGAAGGTTGAAGCGTTTTCTCATAGTGTTATTCCTCCGTTTTTTATAGTGTGCGTGAACACGTTCCAGCTCATTGAGGCAGAGCCGTCCGGCCATAAAAAGAGCGCCCTGGCTGGGCGCTCAAATTATCAGTATTGTGTTGTCGTAGCTGTCCCGGATCCGGGTGATCCCGATGTACCAGGTGTCGATCAGGGCCTTGCCGAGGTCGTTGACTTCCTCCCACTCGATCCGGACGTCTCCCGGGTTATCGGTGGCCTTGATTTTCATGTCCGCGATGGCCCCCAACCCCTCGATCAGGGTGAGGGTGAGAGCGGAGACCGCCGCGCAGACGATGTTCTGGCCCGGCGCCTCGTTGTCGGTCCTGGGCGCGTGGCCCTGGACAGTAATGTGATGGAGATCGAGGTGTATTTTGACCATAGGCTCACACCTCGACCGGCTTCATGAGCGGCAGCTCTGCCAGATGCTCCGGAGGGAAGAACTCCGCCACGACGCCGTCTTCCTTGCTGACAGATACGGGCGCGATGTCCGGCTCCTCCTTCGTCTTGGCGTTGCGAAAACTGAAGACCCACTTGTCCGGGAGTTCGCTCGCTTCCGATATTTCAAGCCCGGCGCCCGTGTAGTCGAGCGCGGCCTTCTTTGCCTGTTCTATTGTGATCATATTATTCCTCCTTTGGCTTGGCGCATAGTTCTATACGGTCGGTAAAGTCCAGATTGTCGATCCGGACGAGCTCCGTCATGCCCGGCTTTATCATGCCCGCCGCAAAATAGCCCGAACAGTCCATGCTTCCGGACTGTGGATCCACGAAGACCGTCTGCCCGTCCACTTGCAGCGCATTGAACACATGACCGCCGCCAGACTTCCAGCGCACTCGGACGATGGCCCGGGCCCCATCACCCCAGCCGCGCATCTCCGACTCGATCGTGGCCCGGCACGCCTTTCCGGTGCTCTTGTGTACGCTGGTAACAGTGGCGCCGTCATAAACTGAGAGCCACCCCGTCTTTGCGTTCATGTAGGGGAGCTCGTCGACGCCGGTCAGTATGCGGGCCCGGGCTTCCACATCATAGCCCCGCATCCTCGCCTCGAAGGCGGAGACGCAGCGCTGGCAGTTTAGGGTCCATTCCTTTGTATAGAGCTTGAAGTTCGGGTTCGTCCCAGTCACGGCCTGCTGGGCCGTCATCGGGCTGCCCTTCTTCCAGTTTGCAGGCACTCCCGGATCTTTCTTTATTGTACCAGACGCCGGGGGCTTTTGTGAAGCTGCTTTTTGTGCTGCCCTTATATCAGCCTGGCGCTTCTTTTCCTGGCGTTCCTTCGCCTTGTTGATCTGCTCCGCCTGCCACTTTGCGTAGGTCTGAGGGCTGGGAGCGATCCGGCCACGGGTCCGCCCCGTGTAGATCCTCTCGGTCTGCTCCGGCAGGCCCATCGCCTTGCTGAAGCGCTTGTACTCGTCCAGCTGTGCCTGGTATTTGCACTGGGCGGTCGTGATGTCTTCCGGATCAGCTCCTCCAGTCCGAAGAAGCTGCACCTGCTCACGCCTGGCCCTCATGGCGGTCTCCATTTGCCGCTGCTTCTGGGTGGCCTCGTAGGTCGTGTACTCTTTGCCCCGGAAGCGCTTCGGCGTGGCTTCGCGAGCGTTTTGCTCTGCCAGCCATTCGTCCGTATAGAGCCGCTCGCTGATGCCAGGGATAAAGGGGTAGTAGGTGTGGCGGCAATTCCAGCCCAGGAGCCCCGGGCCGGTGCCCAGGCCGCACTTGGTCGTCAACTCCGCCTTGGTGTAGACCTTGCCCTGCCAGGCCGCGTGATCCGGCCGAGCGCCCGCGTGCCATGTCACCTCGAAGTATTGAGTCCCGAGGCGCTGGGCGTTCATGTCCGTGACCCGCCCAGCCAGCTGACCGAAGCCAGTCAGCAGCGCCCGCCTGACCGCGACGTCGATCCGGTTGTGCCAGCCGCTCGCGTAGTCGATGCCGTAGTCGCTGCCGCCGTCGCGGAAGGCGTGGTCGGTTCTCAGCCCGGAGGCGGTCATCTGGCCGACCATTTTCCGGATCAGCGTGTTGTAGTCATAGGCCCCGTTGGCCATGCCGGTGATGGCCTGGTCGAGGTAGCCGTTGTAAACGTCGGCCAGCGGCGTGAACACTTTGCCGCCGTGTCCGTTGTCTATCATGAAGCCCATCGACTTCGTGATGTTGTAGAGCTCCTCGCTGGACTGATCAACGAGGGCGTTGGTGATCTGCTGGAGCTCTGGGTTCTGCTCGTAGGGGATGAACTCCTTCCCGACCTGCTCGTAAAGGCTCCGGTCGCGGGTGTATTCCCGCTCGATGACCTCAGCATAGAGCCTCCGGACCTCTGCCTCGTTCCCGCCCACGGCCTTCCGGATCAGGTCCTCGATGTCCTGGGTGCTGTTGCCCAGAATGATGAGGCGCTGGATCTGCCAGTCAGCTGAGTCGGTAATGGTCCCGGCCTTCTGGATCCTCCGGACGATGTCGTCCATGATGTCCTGCTCCAGCTGCCGGTATTTCTTTTCTATGCCAGCCGCCAGTAGGCTGTGGTAGCTCTCGTCCATAATATCACATCAGGATCCCGCCAGACTGGTCCGGGAGCCTCTGCTCGGCGACCTCTTCGGTCTCGCCGTACCACTTGGCGCGGTATTCTTGCAGGCTCATGGCCCCCATCGCGACGTCCTGGCGGTCCTCCTGCCTCTCTGTCTGTTTGTCTTCGATGATCGAGTCGTCGAAGTCGATGGTGATGTCAGTCTCCAGCACCAGCCCGGCGACGTTGGCCGTCTGGCCCAGGCGGATGATGCAGCGGATCAGGTCCTTCAGAGCGTCGCCCAGGATGATCTCATGCTTCTGGATCGTCCGGTACATGTCAGAGTTTTCGCTGATGACCTGGGTGGCCGTTACAACCGACCCACGCTCAAAGCGATAATACTGGGTGCCGAAGCCGCACTTGAAGCTCAGCAGGTTCAGATCGTTGTTGATGGCCTGCTCATGCTCTTGGATCCTGAGGGTCGGGTTGACCTCGTGCATGGCTTCCTTGGTGTCCTTGAAATAGTCCTCCGGCAGCTGATAGAAGACCGAATCGTGAGGATCGAAGACCGGGGCGCCGTCCACATTGGTCAGCATCTCCGGCGCGACGAAGATCCGCTTCCGGCCCAGGGCGAACTCATTGGCATAGCTGTCATACTCCAGGTCGATCTTGGCCAGGACGTCGACGCTGTTGGCGAAGAGCGAGATCCCCATCGGGTTCGAGTCGTCCTCGTCGACATTGTTGGCAATGTTCAGCTTGTCGATGACAAACTGGGGCTGGTCGGATCCGGTCTCTACACGGGCGGCCAGGCCCTCAAAGTGCGGGATATGGTTCCATTCCTCAGGAGTCAGCTCACGACCCGCTCCAGACGTGCAGAGGACCACACTGTTCTCGATGACATACTGGAAGCCCAGCGACTCGCCGGTCGCTTCGTCCTTCCAGGGCTCGAGCTTGTGGTGCTGGAACTGGGCGTACTTTTTCCGCTTGTAGGTCTTCTCAAAGACGAAAATGACCTCCGTGATCCGGGAGTTTTCCCAGGCAGTCGGGAAGATATTCTTCGCCACGACATAGTCCAGTTTTACCTCAGCACTGACCACACGGCCCTGGTCGTCGATCTCCATGTTGGTCAGATACGGGACGTAGGCCACGGTGCCGCAGGCCGCTTTCCGTTCCTGGTATTCGTTGCCCTGCACGGTAAAGTTGGCCGCCTCCAGCACGCTCTCGACGAAGGCCGCCGTGGCCTCGTCTTTGATCGTGATCTTGACCTTCTCATTCAGCAGCAGGTCGCTGATGTCCTCGCAGAGCTTCTTCGCCATGCTGAGGCTCTTCCGCTGACAGCGCTCGTAATTGCTGGCGCCGTGATAGACCCGGTACTGGTGGAAGTTCCGCACGTTGGACCTGTACCAGCTGTCCCAGATATTGATTTTACTGTAGAAGGTGCTGTCGATGGTGTCGATGCCCTTCTTTTTGAAATATTCAAATACGTTCATACCTTGCTGCCTCCATGTCTGCATCGCGGAGCATTTCCGCGTCCTTCTTCGGTGCTGCTATGTCCAGATCTTCCAGATCGTCCTTGTCCTGCACGGGGAGGAAACGCTTCAGCTTCGACCAGAGCCCCATCACCAGGTAGCGGAGGGCGTCCATGCAGTGATCTGACAGCTTGACCGGCTTCTCCAGGCCTCGCTCGATGCTCTTCTTGTCGTACTCGTAGAGCCCGAACTCCTCCCGGGCGTGCTCTTGCTTCGGGTCAATGCTGAGCATGTCGAAGGTGAGGAGCTTCTGCACCCTGGAAATACCCAGGGCGACGTCGTTCTCGGCGTCCCGGATCAGGACCGTGTAGGGAGCCTCTCGGACGGCCCGCTTGATTTCTTCCATCAGGCCCTTGGCTGAGGGGTCGATGTAGGTATAGAAGAGGCCGCAGCTATAGCACTCGTGGAGATCATCCAGGAAGCCCACGAAGTCCTTGGCGTAGTCGCTCGGGCTCTTCTGGGATCCGGTCTCTCGGCCGCTGTGATAATACTCCGCCAGGCCCTCCAGCTTGCGCTTGGCCACGTTCAGCCCGGCCGCCTGGTAGGTGGTCGCGTTTTGCTGGCCATAGTCAACGCCCACGCCGATGATCTGGAAGGCGTCCTCCTCAGTCCGGCCGACGTGCCGGTCGCTGAACATGTAATAGATCAGCTCGTCGACGCCGATGGACTGCCCCAGCCAGAGCCAGCGCCACTGGCGCTCGTCTACCTGGTGGAGGATCTCCGCCGACTCCAGCAGCTTCCGGCCGATCCACTCGGGCGGCACGTCTCTGTAGTCCACATGAACGTGAACGCAGTCCGGGCGCTGCTCCATCTTGCGGGTCCAGGTGACGACCGGCGCGTTGGGGTTCTTCGGGGGGTTGTATAGGTAGAGCATCTGGAAGCCCTCGTCGTTCCCTCTGATGAAGGTCGCCTCGATGTTCTGAAGCTCGTCCTCACCTTCGCCCTGCTCGAAAAACTCATTGACCTCGTCGATCAGCACCAGTTTGATCGGCTTGCTCTCGTCGATGATGCCCTTGGTGTCGTCGATGTTGTCGGAGCCGGTGAAGTATATCGTGTTCCCGTTCTCCAGGAAGGTGATCTCCATCGGGCTCACGGTTATCTTGAAGAGGCGCTCGTCCAGGCCCAGCCTTTTGATCGCCCGCTTGATTTCTTTGTAGACTGTTTTCCGGAGCTTGTTATGCCGTTTTCGGATGACGACCGCGCTGCCGTCAACGTCCTGCACGATCTTGAAGACCGTCTCAATGGCTGCCTCGCTGGACTTGGTGCCAGCTCGTCCAGAGGTCAGGATCTTGTGGGTGTGCGTGTCATCGTTGAACACGTCCCAGAACTTCTCAATTATGAGGTCACTGATCCGGACCTGGTCCTCGTTTTGTGTCATTGATGATCGTCACCTTCCTCACCTCGCCAGAGCCTTCCCCGAGCTTAGCCCGCAGCAGAGAGAGCCGGAGCTTCTGCTCCTCGGTGGCTTCCTCGCCGGTGGCCCGCAGCATGTCATCGTACTGCTTGATCAGGCCCCTGAGGGAGTCCATCGCCCGGGCCTGAGCCTTCATGAAGTTGGCCTGCTTATCCCAGGCCTCCTGCACCTCCCAGCGCTCGCCGATGACGTTGCCGTCTTTCTCCTCCACCTTCTCGACCGTCTTGTCGTTCTGGTCCTTGACATAGGCGATCTTCTGGGCCCTCACGATGGCCGCGAAGGCCAGCTGGATCTGAGCCCAGAGAAGATCCAGGGGAGAGGAGTCAGCGGTCAGGCCGACCAGCTCCAGCGTCTCCTCCGGTAAATAGCGGGAGAAGAAGCCAAACTTCTCCGCGTGTTTATTTCCAGGGGGCCCGGTGGCGTTCTTGTTCCCGGGCTGCCCACCTCGTTTCCGAGCGCTCGCTTTTTTCTTTCCCGAGCGCTCGCTTTTTTCTCCGTCCCATTTATAGGTACACTTCCAGCGGCGGACGGTCCCCTCTGGAAGTTCCAGCTGTCTTGCGATGTCGACGAGTTTGAGGCCCTGCCGGTAGAGCGCCAGGGCTTCGTCCGCCTTCGCGTTCTTCGCCTTGGGCACGACCTCACCACCTTCGCTATTCGTCGTTTTGGTGGCCACGAAAAAGAGCAGGCCCTTTGCCTGCTCTTCATCATGCCACGCTATCATAATAGCACATTTATTTTTGCAATGTTCGCCGACTTTGTTCAAAAGTCCTCCAGCGCTCGCTCGTTTGCCTCCTGGATCCGTCTGGTGGCTATCTGGAAATACTGGTCAGACAGCTCCATCCCGATGAAGGATCTGCCGGAACGGACAGCGGCGACGCCGGTGCTGCCGGATCCCATGAAGGCGTCCAGAACGGTGCCGCCCGGGGGACAGATGGCCAGAAGACCGTCCAGCAGCTCCACGGGCTTCTCTGTCTGATGGAAGCGCTGCTTCGGGTTTACCATCGGGACATGATAGACGCCCGGCATGGCCTTGGTGCCTTTGGCAGCCTTCCAGTCTATAGGCAGGTCGCCATTGGAGCACCAGACCACATACTCGCAGTCGTTCCGGAAGCGCCCCGGCTGGTTTCTGCTGATGCCCTTGTCCCAGACGATAACGCCACGCCACACCCAGCCCGCCATCTGAACGGCGTCAGTCATCGCGGGAAGGTTCCGCCAGTCCACGAAGATCTCCAGGATCCCGCCCTGCCTCGTTTTCTGCCTCAGCTCGGTGCATACCCATCGCATGAAGGCGGTGAAGCTCCGCTGATCCATATTGTCACCAGAGAAGGGTGGTAGCTTTGCGGCGCCATTGTAGTCGTCGTCCGTGTACTTCGCTGTGGTGCTGGCCTTGCGGTCTCCTGCATGAGTTCCTCCGGAAGAATATGGTGGATCGCATAAGACCAGGTCGACGCTGCCGGGGGTCACTTCTTTCATCAGTGTGAGACAGTCACCATGTAAAAGCTGGATCATGATAGCACCTCCCCCAGATGAATGACTCCCTGCTTCCTGAAGTAGTAGGCCCTCCGGGGGCTGTAGTTGATCAGCTCTGCCACTTTCTCCATTGGCACGCGCCCGATATAAAACTCAGCGAGGACCGTCTTCTCGTTGTCATCCGGCAGCTGCTCGATGGCCTCGCCGATCTCGATGACCAGCATGGCCTTCTCCTGCATCAGCTCCTCGATCTGATGGTCCAGCTCGTCCACCTTGGCCATGATCTCCGAGATCTTATCCTTCGGGGACGTTTGCACCCTGTCGAGGTCGTACCGGATCCCGCCCGGCAGCAGGCAGCTCTTCAGCTCTTCACGCCGGAGCTGCTTCCGCTTGATGGCGTACTCTGTTTTCCGGATCCGCATCAGATAATCATAGGTCGCCTGCAGGTCCATGACCGTCACCTCCTCCCAGAAGATCGCCCAGAGAAACAACGATCTTGTCGGTGCCCAGGGCGAAGCCCAGCTCCCTGTTGGCGCCTCTGGAGTGCTCCCAGTCGGGAAGCTGCACCAGGACGTCAGCCTTGGCCAGCAGCGCCAGATCTATGTCCAGGAAGTCTTCATAGCTGGCGCCCTCGTGTAGCACCCCGATCATCTCGGCGGGATTGATGACTTTGTAGCCCTTTGTCACCAGCTGGCCCTTGGCCGCTCTGAAGATCTCCTGGTAATTGTCCACGCCCGTGATCGGGCCGCTTAGATATAAAATCATGCTTCTTTCCATGCCTTTTCTCCTTTCTCATTATTCGCCCGATCGCCAGGTCAGCGGTCGGATCTCTGTAGCCTTCCGCGTTCATCTTGACCGCCTCTCTTTCAGTGCTGCCAGAAGAGCCGCCTGGCTCGTGTCCTTATGCTGTAGGGCCTGCATGACCTCTTCGTCGACCGTGCCCTCAGCGATCAGGTGGTGGATAATAACCGGCTTTTCCTGCCCCTGCCGGTATAGTCTCGCGTTGGCCTGCTGATAGAGCTCCAGGCTCCAGGTCAGGCCGTACCAGACGATCACATGGCCGCCTTCCTGAAGGTTCAGGCCATAGCCGACGCTGGCAGGGTGAGCCAGAAGCACTTGGACCTTCCCGGCGTTCCAGTCCGCTATGTCCGCTGTACTGTTCAGGACCCTCGCCCCCTTGATGCTGCCCTGGATGGCCGCGAGGTCGTGCTTGTAGCTGTAGAAGACTAAAACCGGCCCGTCTGTGGTGTCGATGATCTCCTCCAGGGCTTCCAGCTTTGCGTTGTGGATCTGGACGACCTTGCCGTCGACGGCGTAGACGCTGCCATTTGCAATTTGCAGCAGCTTGGTCATGACGGCAGCCGCGTTCAGGGCCGCGATGTCATCGTCCTCGATCTGAAGAAGCTGCTCGGCCTCCATCGTTTTGTAGGCTGCCATCTCGGAGGGAGAGAGCTGCACGGGGATGACATTGTCGATCCGTTTCGGCAATTTCAAGTAGTCCGCCGCGCTCATACTGATGCAGATGTCGCTGATCTTGGCCTCGATCTCTTTCCTGGCCCCCGGCAGCGCGTCCCACTTATAAACGACGTAACCGTTCCGGGCTCCCGGCCTGAAATAGCGCTCGCGGTAGGCGCCCAGGGTGCTGCCCAGACGCTCGCCCCGGTCCAGTAGATACACCTCAGCCCAGAGATCCATCAAGCCGTTGGGGCTTGGCGTGCCGGTGAGACCGACGACCCTCTTGACGTAGGGCATGGCCTTCCGGAGTGCCCGGAAGCGCTTGGCCTGGGGGTTCTTGAAGCTGCTCAGCTCGTCGATGACGACCATGTCAAAAGGCCAGCCCTTGTGGATCTTCTGAAGGTGCTCGACCAGCCAGACCACATTGTCCCGGCCGATGACGTAGATGTCGGCCTCCGCCTCCAGGGCCTTCCGGCGTTGTGCCGCCGTTCCCAGGACCTTCGAGATCTTCAGGTCCTTCAGGTGGTCCCACTTTGCGTGCTCCCTGGTCCAGGTGTCCTCGGCCACGCGCTTCGGCGCTATGACCAGGACCCGGGAGACCTCGAAGCGGTCAAACATGAGATCCTGGATCGCTGTCATCGTGATGACGGTCTTGCCCAGGCCCATGTCCAGGAAGAGGCCGATCTTCGGAGTGCTGATCACCAGCTCCGTCGCTCGATTTTGATAGTCATGCGCCTCGTATTTCATCCCGCACCTCCTCAATGAAGGCCTCGGCCTCCGTCTTGCCTTTGATAGTTCTCACCCGGCAGCCCAGATCTGTCAGCCGGTTCTGCTGCCAGACCTGGAGGGGCGCCAGCTGCCCCCTGCTGGCCTTCAGCTCTATGAAGTAAATCAGCCCACCAGGCAGAACGGCGAGGCGATCGGGCACCCCATCGTTCCCAGGGCTGGTAAATTTGAAGGCCTGGCCGCCCATGCTCTCGATCTGGCGCCGAAGCCATTGCTCTATGTCTCGTTCTCTCATGTGGTCCTCCTGCTGTGACAACTTTGGAAAAAAGCCGCCGTCTTTTTGTGTATTCCCGTGTATATAGGCGCGTGTGGGCGTTTTTTCGCGTGTGTGTTGTAAAAGTAAATACATACATAGAAAATACTTGTCACACTTGTCACACTGTCCGTCTTTCCCTGTGGCGTTGCGCCTTTTTACTTGTGACAACTTCGGGACAACGTCAGAGACAACTCCGCTTGTCTCGCTGGCGCCCTGGTGTAGCTGCTGTGACAAGTCCGATGCCGGGAACTTGTCACCGTGACAACTTCCGGGAGTATGGCCTCTGCTGTCCGTAGCCCTCGATCCGGGTCCTTTTGCCGGTTCTTTCCCAGCCCTGGAGCCTTGCCATGATGGCCGCGATCTCGTAGCCGTCCTGCTTTTTCCAGGCGTTTCTTGGCCTTCCGAAGCACTCGCAGAAGATCTCCACGGCGCACACCTGCTTCCTTTGCATAGTGGCCGTAGTCTTCGGATCCAGGGCGTCCCTCTGCTGGAAATAGTCCACTCGTTTGCCGGTGTCCCAGCTGTACCAGTCATCCGGCAGCAGGGTCTCCAGATATTCGAGCACCTGGCCCTCACGGTCATCGTATTCGAGCGCCGCCTGCTGGGCCTTTGCTGCTTCCTTTTCCATCTCAGCGTCCAGGTAGGACGTCTCGCCCTCGGCGGTGTAGGCCATCGCCTCAGCCCAGATCTGGGCCCGGGTCTCCTCGGTGATCTCCCAGACGCTCAGGCGGCCGCCTCCTTCCACGGTCACGGGCCAGAAGCGCCGGTTGCCGGTGGTGTCTCGGAGGAAGCCCGTGGTGCTGTTGGTCGTGCCGCAGATGATCGCGGTCCTTGGGTGGCGTTCCACCACGCGGCCGTAGGCTGCCCGGTATTCGTCCACCTGGCGGCTGAGGAAGCCCTTCATCACGTCGATGTCGGCCTTCCTGGTGCCCTGCATCTCGCCGATCTCCATGATCCAGACGCCCTGGAGCTTCTCAGCGGCCGTTTTGTCCCTGGTGTCCGCCAGGCTGAGGCTGTCACTAAACCATTTCCCGCCCAGCTTCCGGAGCAGGGTGCTCTTGCCGATGCCGGGCTTGCCGTCCAGAACCAGCACGGTGTCGAACTTGCAGCCGGGTTCCAGGACGCGCTGGATCGCTCCGATCAGAGTCTTCCGCGTGACGGCCCGGGTGTACGCTGAGTCCTCCGCGCCCAGGTAGTCCACCAGCAGCGTGTCGACTCTTGGAACGCCGTCCCAGTCAGGCAGCCCTCGGATGTAGTCCTTCAGGGGGTTGAAGCGCCGCTGGTCAGTTACGATGGCCAGGGCCTTCGTGAACTTGTTCTCCGGGAACTGGACGCCGTACTGGTCGGCCACCCAGCCGTAAAGCTGGGCGTCGTCAGCATCGCGCCAGTATTTGTTCGGTCGCTTCCAGGGCAGCTTGCCCCGGACCTCAATGGCCCCGGACAGCTCATTGAAGCAGATGCCCTGGAGGGCGGGGTGGTGCTTCAGGATCAGCACGGCGTTGGTGATATTTGCCCGGACGCCGCCTTCTTCGGTCCTGTCCAGCTTGGCTTCCCAGTTTTCGTCGACTTCCTCGACCTCACTCTCAAAGTCGAGGACGGCCCGGGCCTTCGCGTCCTTGGCCAGCGTGATCCGGGTGCCCGGATCCTCAGAAGCGAAGGCGGCCATCGCCTTGTAGCTCGGGCGGTCTTTTCCAGTCTTTTCCTCTTTCCCGTCATCCAGGTCGTTGAACTTGTGGATCCGGACCAGGTCGAAGGCGTTGCAGAGCTGGCCGCCTGCCGGATCTGTGCTGTGGTTTGAATAGGCGAAGAGCTCGCCGTCGTAGACGACCAGGCCCGCCGCCGTGGAGCCCGCCGCGAAGGTGTAGCGGTCGGGCTTGGCCGTCTGAGTGTAAACGTCCGGCAGGAACTTGGCGATCGCCTCGGGGATCGTATAGGTCCGGCAGAAGGCGCCGACGATGCCCTTTTTCTCCAGCGGGTCTCCCTGTTTGTCGGCCTGGCGCTTCCGGATCCCGGTCATCCTGGACGACTCCGGCCAGAAGCTCGTGTCGGTCCAGTCCGGGTATTCAGCCAGGACAGCGTCAGCAGACAGGAAGGGCGCGTCGTAGTAGTTGAAGAACGGAGTCACGCCGGTGCTGTTGCTGGGCCAGTACATGAGCCGAGTCGGCTGGAAGGTGGAGTCGTCGAAGAGGTCGATCCCGACCTTCTCCGCGATTTTTCTGGCGATGGCTTCGTATTCGTCCGGAGTGACTTCCCGGTCCAGGGGCATGATCAGCCGGTAGCGCGGGGTTCCTTTGGAGTGCTTGTGCGTGGAGTAGACGGCCAGGGCGCTGTTGATCTCCAGATTGTTCATCAGAACGTCCCAGAAGTCAGCGGGCGGGAAGTCCAGGTCCAGGGTGAGGATCTGGCGGGCCAGGACGCTGCCGGTCTTTCTCCGGCCGCCCTCCAGATGCCCGCCGACGAAGCCGCCGATGTCCTTGATCCGGTCCTGCTGCTCCTTCGACATTTTCATGTACTCGGCGTGGGTCTCCGGCGTCTCCACGGACTTCGAGAGCTTAGACAGGAGAGAGGACCAGAGGATGGTCTTGTTCTTCCAGGCAGTCTCGAAGCGGCTCTTGCCGGTGGAGATCAGGAGCTCGCCGTTGTGTTTTATTCGGATGTTGTAGTCGGCCAGGTTCATCACTCTGGCGGTGTTGTCTCTATTTCCCATAGTCCGCGACCTCCGCGTTTTTCTTCAGCCTCTCGGCGTTCTTTTCAGCGCTGATGAACTGCTGCTGGTAGTCGCGGTAGAGGGAGAGAGCGCGGCGCTGCTGCTCCTTTGCGTCTTTCAGCTGAGCCTTCAGCTCTTTGAGCTGCTGGCGGTAGCCCTGGCCTTTGCCGTGCTTGCAGTAGGTGTTGACGTACTCCTGCATGGCGCTGACTTGCTGGGTGAGCTTGTCGATCTTAGGCTGCAGCTCCGTTGCCTTTGTGTGATATTCCACGGCCCTGTTGGCCAGGTCTTTCCGGCCGTCCAGGAGGCTCAGGGCCCGGCGACCGCAGTGCTGGACGACGGCGGCCCGCAGCTCGTCCCGGTGCTCGTAGTCCTCGTCGATGACTTTGAGCAGCTTCCGGAGCCGGGTCACGTTGGTCGGGAAGAACTTGTCCAGCACGACGGTCATGTGGCCCCTGCCTTCATGGTAGGTGATGTTTATGATATTCTGATCCATCGGTTCCTCCTTGCTGGTTTATGTGTGGATGTCCGGGGCCACGAGGGCCCCGGGATTGATGATCAAACGATAAGGAAAGCCGGGCGGACGCCGATCGAGGACGAGGCGCTCCAGTAGTCGGCACCGCCAGCGCGGTAGACGATGCAGAAGTACGCCGCCGACCCTTTGCGCTTGTTCTGGAGCCATCCCCACTCCCAGGCGTTGTCCCTGAAGGCGATCCGGTTCTTCCGGTCCTGCATGAGCGGCCACTGTTCGCAGCCGTCCGGCTCAAAATACTCAGCGTCCTCACTTCCGAAGATCTCCCCGAAGAAGGGAAGCCGCAGCAGGTCGCCATTGTCGAAGGGCTGCATCCGGTCGCGGTAGTCCGCGAAGATGGCCAGGATGTCGTTGCTCTGGAGCTTCTTCCGGAGGTCGCTGGCCTCATAGCCGCCCCGGTTGGTGCTCTCCTCATTCATCGGGAAGGGCTGGTCGAGATACTGGTCCAGCAGGAAGAGCGCGCCCTTCGGGGTGATGATCTGGCAGGTCGCGGTATATTTGCCGACCTGGATCTGGTCTCCGGTCAGGATCTCCTTGCTCCTGGTGGCGGTCTTTCTGATGACCTCGATCGTCTGCTTGCTCTCAAAAATTTCCATTTGTGTGTCCTCCTTAATCTTTCATGTAGAAGGGTGTCTCGTAGGTGTCGCCCTTCAGTGGCAGCCCCTCGGCCCAGTCAATCGGCTGGGCCATGATGGCGGTGATCTTGCCAGGGGCCTCGGTGTCTGTGCTTGGCACGTCGACGATCATCTCGTCGTGGACGTGCATCACGATCTTGTAGTCCAGGGCGCTGACTCTGGTCATGGCCACGGCCAGGCAGTCCCGGGCGGTGGCCTGGACGATGTTCTCGACCAGCTTCCCGCCATAGGTCTCGGTCTCTCCCCACTGCTTTGTCTCCTGGTTCACGCCCATGTAGACGATGGAGAGCCTGCCGGTGTAGTCGTCCTGCTTCAGCCTGGTGTCCCAGTAGCAGAGCTTCCGGCCGCTTGGCAGCTTGATGAAGAGGTTCCGGTTGATGTAGCTGAACTCGATGCCGCGAAGGATCCGGACGGTCCGGTGCTCTTGGATCGCCGTCTTGGCTGCCATCTCGCAGGTCCGCCAGAGCTTCACGACTCTGGGGTTGGCTTCGCGCCATTGATCGACGACGCTCTGGAGCTCGTCCTCTGGTATGCTGCCGCCCTTGTCCATGCGCTTCATGGCGCCGACGCCTCCCTGATAGCCGCAGGCCAGGACGGCGACCTTGCCCTTCTGGCGGAGGTGGCTGTTCGCGCCGTGCTTTTCCACGGGGACGTGGTACATCATGGCCGCCGTCTCGCAGTAGATGTCTTTCCCGGCGCGGAAGGCGTCCAGCACCCACTCTTCGCCAGCGATCCACGCCAGCACCCGGGCCTCAATGGCCGAGAAGTCGCTGACCACGAAGCGGCAGCCGTCTGAAGGGATGAAGGCCGTCCGGATTAGCTCAGAGAAGACGAAGGCCGTCTCGCCGAACAGGGTGCCCATGGTCTCGAAGTCTCCCCCAGCGGCCAGCTCTCTCGCCAGGGCCAGATCCGGCAGGGTGTTTTTGGCGAGGTTGTGCGTCTGTACCAGACGGCCCGCCCAGCGTCCGGAGCGGTTGGCTCCGTAGAACTGGAGGATCCCGCGCAGGCGATGATCCTGGCAGACGGCGGTCAGCATGGTGCTGTACTTTGCCACTGAGGTCTTGCCGAGTGCTGTCCGGATCTCCAGCATCCTCCGCACATTTTCCGGCAGCTCTGTCTGAAGTGCTGCCGCGATGGTATCCTTCGTGACGTTGGTCATCGGGACGCCCTGGGCTCCCAGCCATTTCTTCAGCTGGGCCAGGCTGTTCGGGTTCCTGAGCCCGGTGAGGGCTTGGGCTTCCTCTTGTAGCTCCTGGCGCCGCTGGGTGTCATACTCGACGATCTTCTCGACCATCGGGATGTCCAGCTTCACGCCGTTGTCGTTCATGTGTTGATCCAGGGACCAGAGCCGCTGCTCTGACTCTGGGGTCTTGTAAATAGCCAGCCGCCTGAGGATCTCCTGCTCGGTAACGACGTCCTGCCGGTTGTATTCGATGAAGAGCTTCCACTTTGCTGGGTCGTGGGCCGGGAGGTTGCGCGTCCTTTGCCCGTTTGTCCTGGTAGGCTTGCAGGGCTTTGAGAAGAACTGGATCAGGGCCTTGCCCTGGGGGTCCTTCAGCTTTTCCTCTGGTAGGCCCATAGCGATGCCGACGTCTGCCAGGTTGCCCGGCAGGCCCAGCGTGAGGGCTTTGATCATCGTGCAGCGCCATTCCTCCGGAGGCATGGACGCGCCGGTCCACTTGGCCAGACACGTCCGCTCGAAGTTCGCATTGAAGGCGGTCTTGATGATGCCCGGGTCGGTGAGAGCTTCGCGGAACTCGTAGATCTCCTCGTCGAAGTCCCGGTCGACCGCGAGCGTGTCAATGACATGGACCGCGTCCTCGTCGTCGAATTTATAACCGATTAGCAGGATGTCGAAGTCGGGCGCCTCCGTGTAGGCGTAGACGCCCGCTCCGGCCAGATCCACGGAGCTGTAGGTTTCTATATCCACACCCATGACTCTGTGCATCTGTTTTCTCCTCTTTTAGAAATCGTCGTCCTCGTCGTCCTCGAAGCCGTCGCCGAAGTCGGACTCAGCAGAGGCGCGGGCAGCGCCCAGGCGCTCGTCGTCTTTGAGCTTCTGGATGTTGTTCAGGCCGACGCCGACGCCCTTGTTGCCGTTGGTGTTGAAGGGGTAGAAGTTGATCGAAGCCCGGCCCCAGCTGCCGCTGTAGACCTCGTCGGGGTCGAGGATCTCGTTCAGATCCCGGTCCACGATGCCGGGCTTCTGGGTGCTGTTGGCATTCAGGAAGAACATACCCTCATACTCAGGGGCCTCGTCGGCGCGCTCGTCGTCGCCATCGCGCAGCGGGAGCTTCAGGTTCGCGGGTTTCTTGCCGCCCCACTTGGACGCGACGCCCTCCTGAATGGCCTCGTCAATGGCGGCGCGGATCTTCTTCAGGGTGGCCTTGTCCTCTTTGGGGATCAGCAGGCAGACGCTATACTTCGCGTCCTGGCCACTCTGGAAGGCGCGGCTCTTGAAGATGTTGACATAAGAAAAACGGACTTTTCCGGTGATGACTTTGGTGCTCATAGTGTTATCCTCCTTAAAATTGCGGGATCTCTTCCGGATCCTCGTTGTTGAAGTCGGCCTTTGCGGCCTCGGTCGTGTTGATTGCTTCGCGCTTGTCGCTCTCCGGCACCAGGACGGGCTTGCCTGCCGGTTTGATGATCAGGTCGCCCAGGGTGGTCGTGAGCTTCTTCTTGCCGACGATCTTCTCCATCGCCGTGATGCCGTAGAGCTTGCGCTCGTAGAGCATGGCCTCGTCGTAGCCAGCGGCCACCAGGGTCTCGGCGACCTTCAGATCGTCTGCATACTTCCGGTTGCTCCGGCCTTCGACCAGCTTCCAGCCGTCGAAGTGTTTCCCGGCGAGGGCCTGCTCCAGCGCGTAGTCCTGGATGTCGCTGGTCCACTTCTGGATCTCCTCGGCCCGTCTCAGGACCTCGCCGATCTCCTCGTCAGTGAGGAGCGGGGGCGCTTTGAACTCGTCCCGGGCCAGCTCCAGATTGTACTCGGCCCGCTTCCGGCACACGGCCTTGGCAGGGCAGAAGCGGCACCAGTCACCGGTGGCCAGGTAGTCGGTGCCCTCCAGCGCCATCGTGGCACGCGGAGCGACGTCCTCCTCAGCCCAGAGCAGCAGCTCCTTCAGGGGTTGCTCTTCGGTGCTCACATGGTCCAGCCGGGGCTGGATGATGGTGGTCCTGACGGTGTCGAAGTCGTAGAGATCGCCGAAGAGAGCGGACGCTCCCAGGCCGTAGAGCCTCAGCTGGGGGTTGTTCACGGCGTCGACCTTGATCCCTTTGCCGTACTTCAGGTCGATGACTTCGATAACATTGCCGCCGATAATGACGGCGTCCGAAGTGCCGAAACCTTCCGGCACCCAGTTGGTGAGGCTGAACTGCTGCTCGATCATGAGCTCCGCGTCGGCTCCAGCTGCCGCCAGATGTTCCTGGACGGTCTCAGCGTAGAAGTCGGTGGCCTCCTCCATCTCCCCGTTGTAGTATTCATTGGCCTGGATCTGGGCCAGCTCCTTGTCGTAGTCACCCACGTCGCCGAGGAACTTCCGGAGCTTCAGCTCGGCGAGTGCGTGGGCCAGGGTTCCTTCGTCCGCGTAGGCGCTCGACCCGGGGGCCGGGAGCTGGTCGGCCAGTGCGACGGATCCGGGGCAGTTGATCCACCTGAACGCACTCGACGCGGACAGCTTTGCGTGTTTACTTGGCATTGAGGGCCTCCTTTGCTCTGTCCATGAGGGCAGGAAGGTCAGCCAGCGCGACCTCGGTCAGCTTGTCCACGCCGAAGCCCTTGATCAGCTCGCTGGCGATGTTCTTGCCGACCTTCTTGTTCAGCTGGGCCAGGGTCTTCCGAACTTCCACCCGGAAGTCTTCGGTCACTTCGGGGGCCTGGGGCGTCCCGGGCGCGGGAGTATCTTCGCGCAGGTCGTCCTCAGCGGGCGCCTGGGCGGCCTCCTGGGCCTTTCCGGCCTTCTTCGTGTCCTTCTTAGGCCCGGCAGTCTTCGGCGCTTCCTGGGGTGTCTGGGCGGCCTCCTGGGCCATTTTGTTCGGGGACTGGATCCCCATGTAGGTCTGGAACTCTTCCAGATTGTCAAATGTGATCGTGATTTTCATTGAAAAAAGTCCTCCTTATGTGGTATGCTTGATGCGTGTCCAGGGCTCCGGAGCTTTCTCCGGGGCTCACTTATTTGCAGCCATAAGCATCGCCTCCTTCCTCGCCTTAACGGTCTTAGGGTCCAGGCGTACTATGTAGAGGCTGCTGGCGTCTCTGTAGACGTCGACGAGCGGGCCCAGGGGAGACTTTCGTCTGTATGCCTGGATCGCTCCCAGCCGTCTCTTGGCCTCTTCGGGGGTGTCATACTCGAAACACATGTTTTTCTTTGTGCCCTTGACGAACTCCTCGATCGCGGCGACCTCTTCGCTCTTCTGGCCGCCTCTGAAAGTGTGCTTTTCGGGTAGCTTCACGTCGTATTTGATTTTCATAGCATCCTCCTTAGGTTTTCGTAGGTGATGGTGTCGCCGTAGGTCATGCCGTCAGTGCCGGGGATGACTTCCTCCAGGCTGATCGGCTTGACCCGGCGCGCCTGTTTGCTGTATTCGTTGCCGATGGCGGACTGCATCGCCTTGAAGGCGATCGTCTCGAAGCTGTAGTAGTGGAGCTCGAGCTCTTGGTGCCAGCGCCGCACGGATCGCAGATAGCGGAAGATCACAACGTCGTACCAGTCGTCGACCGGCAGCTTCCGGATCCGGAGATATTTCAGGACGAGGTAGTGGTTCCGGACGGCGAACTCTTGCTCCTCGGCGCTCAGTGGCTCCTGCATCACGTCCCCCCCCCCTTCTATCCATGTTCCACCTCCAGTCTCCGCGTCATCGCCAGGACATTGCTGGCGTAGTTGCTCAGCTCGTCGCGCTCCAGGTAGGCCGTCATGTGTTCGCGGCCGCCATTGTAGTACATCAGGGCCGCGCCCAGGTCATCGTAGCGCTGGAGCAGCTCTGCCAGGTAGTCCGCCGCGACCATCATGTTCGGGGCGGCTTTCCACATGTCGGCTTCGGTGACGCCCAGGCGCTCCATGCGGTCCTGGTGCCAGTAGAGGGAGACCTGCATCAGACCTGTGCAGTCACCGTTTACGGCGTCCAGCTGGTAGCGGCTCTCGTAGTAGGCGATGGCCTCCAGAAGCTCAGGAGAGAGGCCGTAGGCCTCGCCAGCGGCCCTTGCAGCAGCTTCCACGTCGTCCGGGATGTCCGGGTCGTTGTAGGGCTCAGGCGCCGCCGTGAGTGTCTCTGCGGCCGTCACGACGGGGCGCGGGTCAGATGGTAATGAGGCGGTAGCCTGCTCGGGCTGCTGGACGCTGTTCATGTGTCCCATGCCTGCCAGGAGCCCGATCGTGATGCCGAGGGCCAGACTGAGCAGCTTGCCCGGCAGAGTGGACCGGCGCCGCTTCCTTCTTCTCTTTTCCATTGTCTTCCTCCATGTTCTTCCGGATTGCAGCGTAGGCGGCCAGCGCCAGCATCGTCAGATCCGGACTGTTGTTTTCTTGTGCCATGTTGTCCTCCTTGTAGAAAAATTTTCTACTTTTAGATTAAAAAAATTTGAGTGCGTTCCTCAGCCGATTTTATACGGAGCAGCTCGCTGAGCTTAACGATCTCGGACGGTTTGAACTCTGTCCGGTTCTCGATCTTCATGCTCAGCGCCTTGCCCGAGATCCCCAGCTGGTCGGCGATGTACGAAAGTTTCAGCCCACTGGCCTCGATTTTCTCCCGGAGCAGTTTCGTGTTGGTCATGGTGTACCTCCTTCCCTTAGTGTTAGATGATCTTTATCGTCTGCCGCTCAGTCCCCCCCCGTTCCCATACAAACCAGGAGTAGCTGGTCGCGTCGGTTCCCTTGCCGGTGAACTTCGGCCGCTTGTGCAGAGTGTAGAGCCCGCTGAGTGGATGGTCCTGCCACCAGCTGAAGCGCTTCTCGCTCTCCAGGAACGCTGTCCGGAGCAGGAAGATCAGCAGGCCACCAGGGGCCAGCAGCTCCAGCGCCTTGTCAACGAACTCCTGGGCCAGACTGTAGGGCGGGTTGCCGATGATGACGTCATAGCCCAGATCGGGCTCGTAGCTGAGGAAGTCGCCGAGGATGACCTCGTCCGCGATGTCTTCCAGGTGCTCCCATTCCTCCGGCCGGATCTCCACGGCGTCGATCCGGTTGGTGAAGCCTCGGGTCCTGAGCGCCCGGATGATGTTGCCGTTCCCAGCGGAAGGCTCCAGGATCCGGTCGCTCAGGCTGATGCCCTCGAAGGTGTCCAGGAAGCTGTAGACGCTCTCGATCGGGGTGGCATAGAAGTCATAGGCTTGCCGGGCGGCTCCGCGTCCCGTCGCGCTCATGCTGCACCTTCTTCTGGGAGCGCGGTGGAGCCGTCCACTCGGTTGCAGCCGTTCTCATAGTGCCAGCGGATGCCCGCTGCCAGCTCGTCCACGGTCATGTCTTCCCCGAGGTGTCCGCAGTAGTAGCCGTTCAGCATGACCGCGTTGGGATCCTGGCGCAGGATCTCGTGGACCTCCGGCAGGTCATCCTCCTCGAAGGTCTCATTCCTGTCGCAGGTCAGCCAGAACGCCTGAGCGTTCCAGCTTCGGCCAGTTTTCCAGATGACGACCCAGGCGATCCCCTCACGGATCTCTTCGGCCCAGTCTCTTGCGGTTTTTCTTAAAGTCGCCATGGTCTCCCTCCTCTCAGCAGTAGAACGGCCGGAGCTGACCGTTCCATACTTCATAATACCAGCGCGAGGTATTGAAGCGGATGTAGTGGTAGTCGGTGGCGCAGTAGACGGGGCGGCGGTCGATCTTCCGGCCGGTCTTCCGGAGCTGGTGGTGGCGGTTGACCTCATACTCGTCGATCTCGTGCAGGATGGTGATCTTGCTGGGGTCGAAGTCGAACTCGTCGCAGATCCAGCGGATCGCCTCGTCGTCGGTCATGTAGCGGCTGCACCTGCCGGTCTCAGCACCCTCGGCCAGCTTTTCGTAGTCGGCCTGGAGGACGTTGTCGGTGAACTCGTAGGGCTTCCATTCCTGCTCGCGGTCCAGAGCTTCCTGGGCCCGCTCCAGCTCCTTCTTCAGGCGCTCGATCTCGACGCTGAGGCGGGCCTCCTGGGCGCTGACCTCACGCTCGGCCTTCCAGCGGCGGCTGTTGACCTCTCGCTGGATCTGCTCGGCCAGGCCGTTCTTGTTCGCCTTGTAGGCTTTGCAGAAGGCGTCCTTGTCGCCATCAAACTCGCCATAGTATTCTTCGATGACCTGGTAGGTCACGGCGTCGGGATAAAAGTCGGTGCGCTTCTCAAATTCTTCGATCATCATGTTGGTGTCCTCCTCGTTTTTTCTGTGCCTCAGGTAGAATATTTTTCTACCTGCACATAGGATAACTCCGCGCAGAAAGAAAGTCAACTATTTTTTCCGAAAAAGTAGAAATTTCTTACTCGCTATGATATAATATTTTTCCCGAGGAGGTAGTGAACATGGAAAACTTAGGCCAGAAGATAAAGCAAAGAAGAGAAGAGCTCGGACTCAGCCAGGAAGAACTGGCGAAGATGCTGGGCTATAAGCATAAAAGCTCGATCAATAAGATCGAGCTCGGCGCGGCTGATGTACCCAGGGCGAAGGTCCCCGCCTTCGCGAAGGCCTTAGGCATGACGGCCGCCGAGTTCTCCGGCTGGGCGGAGGACCGGAAAGTGGCCAGCTTTTCGTATTGTCTGGAGCAGCAGATGAAGGTTCTGGGCTGGGTGGTGCTGTATGACGCGGAGGGGAACGTGATCCTCACCCATGACGGCGCTGAGTATGAGATCACCGAGGAAAGCATGAAGGGAGTGGAGAGCCAGATGGCGCTCTACCTCGACTTCCTGCTGAATGGTCTCGCGAAAAATTCCCGGAAGATTGGAGGGTGAGTGTATGCTGGGTGCGATATATGCAAGGTATTCACCAGGGCCAAACCAGACCGAGCAGTCCATCGAAGGCCAGGTGGCGGACTGCCGGGCCTATGCCGAGGAGCATGGGATCCAGATCGTTGAAATATACGCCGACCGGCACATCTCAGGGAAGAGCGTCGTCGGCCGGAATGAGTTCCTCCGGATGCTGCACGACGCGGAACAGCGGCGCTTCGAGTGTGTCATCGTCTGGAAGATCGACCGCTTCGGGCGGGACCGCCAGGACATAGCCCTCAGTAAAATGAAGCTGAAGCGGGCGGGCGTCCACCTTATGTATGCCCGGGAGTCCGTGCCGGACGGCCCGGAGGGGATCATCCTGGAGAGTGTTCTGGAGGGCCTGGCCGAGTATTACTCCGCAGACCTCCGCCAGAAGGTCATGAGAGGCATGAGGGAGACCGCGAAAAAGGGCCTGCATTGTGGGGCCCCACTGCCGATCGGCTACACGACCGACGAGGCCCGGCACATTGTCGTCGACGAGGAGAAGGCCGCCGTCGTTCGGGAGGCCTTCAGGATGCACAACGCGGGCGCCCAGATGAAGGATCTGATCGAGCTCTTCAGGAAGCGCGGGATCATGGGCCAGCGCGGGAAGCCGGTCAGCCAGGGCGTGATCTATCGGATGTTACGGAACGAGAAGTACCTGGGCCGCTTCGAGGTCCAGGGCGTCGAGATCCTCGTGGAGCCCATCATCGACCGGGCGACCTTCGAGGAGGCGGCCAAACACTTCGGGACGTCGCGCAATAATGCGGCAGGGAGGGCAAAAGTGGACTATTTGCTGAGCTGTAAATGTTTCTGTGGATATTGTGGTGCGATGCTGAACGGGGAGTCGGGCACCAGTAAAACGGGGCGGGTGTATCACTATTACAAGTGCGGAGCGAAGAAGCGCGGGGAGAAGTGCGAGCTGAAGCCCGTCGCCCGGGACCACCTGGAGGACCGCATCATCCAGGCCACGGTCGAGGACATGCTGACCGATGACATGATCGGGAAGCTGACCACGCGGATCCTGGCCATCCAGGAGCAGGAGGACGCCACGGATCCGGCTGAAGGTTATCGGAAGCAGCTGGACTCTGTTCAGAAGAAGATCCGGAACTTGGTCGACCTCATGGCCGAGACCGGGTCGAGGGCCTTGATCTCGAAACTGGACGCGCTGGAAGAGCAGCGGGACGAGCTGGAGACGGAGATCGCCCGGGCAGAAATAAAAAGGCCCCGACTCACCGAAGAGGTGATCGGGGCGTGGCTCCGTTCCTTCAGGGACGGAGACGTGAACGACGCCGCCTTCCGGCAGCGTCTCGTTGACACGTTCATCGCCCGGGTCGAGCTCAGGAACGGCCAGGCGATGATCTTCTACAATATACAAGAAAAAGGGCCGCACTCGAAAGTTCGAGTACGACCCGAATGGTGGAGCAGACGGGAGTTGAACCCGTGTCCAAAAACCAATTCCCTGTTCTTCTACTATCATAGTCCGTTCTTTGACATTCCCTCCATCCTGCGGAAACGAACATCCTCAGAACTTCAGTAGTT